GCCCTTCACCCAGTCAGGGCGCCTCGGGGAGTTCAACCTTGATCGCCCCTCCCGTTTGGCGCAGGTGGTCGCCGTGGGGGCGCGAGCCATGTCCAACTTGGTCCCCTCCATCGCGCCCTTCGCGCGCGCCTCCGAGATGCTGGCCGCGGGTCTCCAGGCTCTGGGCTTCTCTACCCCTCACTACGCGAGGGCTAGGGATCGCACGGTCCCGGTGCTCTGGGGCGCCCGCTCCCAGGTTGACGTGCCCTCCTCGGCTGAGAAGCTCTCGCTCTACTCCACTCAGGAAATGAGCGTGGGGGCGGGTCCGGTCGGGAACGGCAACTCGGACCCCATGGACCTCAAGGTCTTCACCGGTGTGGAGTCCTTCCTCTGTTCTTTCACCTGGGCTCAGTCGGCGGTCTCCACCAACATCCTTTACTGCATCCCTGTGGGGCCTGCGTTCTGTACGGAGCTTGCCGGCTCACCCAACGTGTGGTACCCCACAGCCGTGGGCTACGCCTCCATGGCCTTCGAGTACTGGCGCGGGTCGTTGATCTACAGGTTCAAGGTCTTCTGTTCGCGTGCCCATCGGGGCCGGCTTCGCTTTGTGTACGAGCCGAGCAACTCATCCCTGTCTACTGACCCCTACGGCTTCTCTAACCACTGCGTCCTGTACCTAGACGCGGACAAGGAGCTGGAGCTCGAGATAGGATTCAACTCCTCGCAAGGCTGGCTCCTCACCAACACGGGCGCCAGCACGGCTTGCACGACGCTGACTGGTAGCATCATCCCCGGTGCCACCACCATGGCCAACGGGAACTTGTGGGTGATTGTGGAGTCCCAACTCATCTCCTCGTCCACCACCAACGCCGACGTGGTTGTCGGCGTTCACGTGAGTGCGGGGCCTGACTTTGAGCTCGCGGTCCCTACCCTCGCCCAGATCGGCTACTGGACGAGCCACGCCGACCAGTCGGGCCACTGTGTCGAGCTCTTTGAGAGGCCCAACACTCGCTGCGTGCTGGTCTTGGACACTACCGTCTCTCCCGCTCTCGTGCTCTCCCACCAGCACCTCGTGTGGCGCGCGGGCATGATCCTCGTGACCTTGGGGCCCCTGTCACCGCCCCCCTCGCTCATGTCCGCCAGTGGGCGGGATTCTATGAGTGAGGCTTCGGACCAGTCCGGCGTGCGCCGTTGCCGGATGGGCGGCTCTCCAGTACCGAGCGAGCTCTACACCACCTATTTTGGTGAGAGGGTGAGCTCCATCCGTGAGCTCGTCAAGCGGCCCTGTTCCGCGGGTGTGCTCTACAACATGGGCCCCGGCAGCGCCACACCAGGAGTCACCTCCGTGGTGGTAGGGCTGCCGCTCTACTCGCAGCTCTCTTTTGAGGCCGAGAGCAACGTGACAGGTTTGTGGAACCGTCACGTCCCCTGGACTTACCTCTCGTGGTTCCGCCAATGTTTCGGCGCGGTTCGCGGGGGGTCTCGCTGGAGCTTCCGTCACGCCGTGATCTACGACTCGGGCTCGCCTCTCATGTGGCCGACCTTTCGTGCTGCCAACTTCTACAACGCGAACCTCGTCACCTCTGCGGCGGGGTTTGCCACTTGGAACAACACGGAGATCCAGGCGCAACTACTCGAGAACTTTGGGGGGTCGGGGTTCGCCGAG